TTCGTAAGCCTTAACCTTTGGCGCCTGCTCTTGCACCTTGCTTTCTAAGGCAATAACCTTTTCAACATTATCCAAAAGCAGTGTCTTTAAATGACTAGGGTCATTTAACATCTCCTGCACGTTAACGGGAGTCTTAGCTTGCCGTTCACACTCAATGAAGTATTGCCGTGCTTGCTTGCCCTTCTCATTGCGCTCAACCATGGAAAGCTCTTTTGCCATATCTAGTGAAAGGTGATATTCCTTAGAAGGACGTCCACCTGAACTTTCGCTCAAAAATGAGCAAAAGTCATATCCTTCTTTAAATTTATAATCTTGGATACGCCTAGTCATCCAATCTTTAAAGCTAGTTTTCACTTCTAAGAACGCATGCAGATCACGCGCGTTTACTGTTTGAACAGTTGCCTGCCCAATCGTCTGTTTTGATATTGTAATGAGATTAACCATGAAAGGTCTCCTTATCATTTAATGTTTCTTAATGAAGACAACCAAAAGGCTGCCGGGTGCTAAGAAACACGGTGATAAGTCCGTCGTTACGCTTTTCCCATAAGGGTATTGTATGGCGTAACCACACCCGGCAAGCATTACTAATGCACGAAAGTGTGCATAGAGTCAAAAATTATCGCGGGGAAAGATCATTTCGGCAATCTATCCGCTTATCACTAAAGTGTTTCTTAGGCACTTGCCCTAAGGAATCATAATAAATGAATATTGTCAATGAATATTTTGAAAAATATTTTAAGTGCCGTTAAGATGTCCTTTACTTTATTGCTGGACGTTATGACTTGAATACTTTATTTGTTGAAGTTTCACTCAATTAAAAAAATTGCATAACCAAAAAATCGGGGGGCGTTGTGAAGACAATTCATATATTGATTTCTTTTTTAATTCCGCTAGTGTCTATTATTATTATACCTTTTCTCGGGATAACGCTAACTGCCACAACACTGCAAATTTTTGCGATGTTTTTCTTTGTTACATTCATCTTTTATATAGCCACTATTGCCTTTTTGCGTAATTCCTCCTACCTTAAAAATCTGCATGAATACATAGATGAAACGTCACAGCAACGCGGCACCCATATGCTGAAATCTTATCTGCGTGTTGGTTGCTATTGCTGCATGTTTTCAATCATATCATTTGTTTTTTTCACATTAATTGTGCACAAATATGGAGATGAATTATACATAGCTCTCTGGCCTGATAGCGGTGATCTAAACTCCATTGATATAACAAATTTGGTAGGCTTCGTTCTCTTTGGGATAGCCGCACTGAATATTTTTTACATGCTGCTTTTAACGCGCACCGTTATTGACGGTATGATTGAAGAAACTGAGGAAAAAAATTCTAAATAGGTGTATCCAAATTTGGAGAGAGCTGTCTTCATTGCCTGCTCACAGAGAGCGTTTTGTTAAAATTTTAAGAAACGTTGCTGCTTTCCAAAGCAGGCGGGAGCGGTCCCACCCACCTCCTTTTGTTTCAAGCTTTGTTTGCTTGTGGTTTTCCAGGGCGTTTGTTTGGCTCAAGATCTTGCTTTGTATCTACAATTTCTTGCTCAACCTTTGTCACAACCTCTGGCTTAGTCTCTGGCACAGCCTCTGGCATAATCGTTTCTGGCATAGCTTTTGGTGGTGAATGAGTGCTCTCACTTCCTGCCACCCGTTCAAGGTGGTCATTTTGCGCTCCATTATATTCAAAGCTTTCACCTTTGTGCCGAACGGCTTTGCCAACAAAACATGTTGTCTTTGCCTTATAAATCGGCATAAATCCTCCCTAGATATTCTGCATGGTCGCAGGGTAGACTTTCATTCCATCCTGGACGGTTTCAACAAGAGTGGCGCTCACCTTTCCGCTTGTATTCGTCCCCTCAACAACATATTTCGCCCCAAGATAACGCTTGCCTGTTGAGCCAATAATAGGAGGAATGGTTATGAAAAGTGCCTTTCCTTCTGATAATTTTTCAACTGCGATAGCACCTGTTGTGCCAATCACTGTCTCGCCCGTTTTAAAGCCCTCATTATCAGAAATAACCAATTGAAACTCCACACTTGTTCCTCCTTTAAAGGACTGTGGAATTGAAAAATACATGTAAAGCGGTTTTCCCTCTCCAATGTCTCGTTGTGTGGATAAGTCAATGCTGCCATACGAATAAGTGGTATCTTTTATCGTCTGTTCTTCGCTGAGTGTTAAAAAATCATCTGTAATCATCTCTGTTTTTCTCCTTCATTATTTCACAACTTCTTCAGTGTTTAAGAGCGCATCAGCACGACGCAATGGCACGCCAAGGAAATCCACCCATGAATGAGGCTTTCCAAATTGGGTCAGCCCCTTTTCAATTGTCACAACAGCTTGACTCTTTTCCAAGCCCGCCCGAGCAAGTCCTTTATGAACAGATCTGTTCATATAAAAAGCAGGACGCCCAAAACTGATATTGGGAACATGATAAACGGCATCAGATAAAAGATTGATCAATGCTGTAGAGGCACGAGGGGCTTGCGTTCCCTTCTGCTCCTTCAAATCATTCACATCGATATTGGCAATACGCACCACATAGCGCCAATCCTTGACAACAAGACCGTTCTTCCATTGATAGCGTGTCTCATAACCACGATATTTTCCACCCTCGAAATCAAAGATATCAATCTCCCCTAAATCTTCATGAATAAGCCCCGCTTTTGAGCCTTTTGGAAAATGGCAATAGACTGTCTGATCTCCCCAAACCACCAAATAGACAGAAGTATTGTTTGAGCCACGCCCGCCTGCATCTAGGATATTCGCTCCATTGGGTGCACTCTTATCGCTATAACGGGGGGCAAGCCCAAGAAAGCTTTGCGGATTCGTCGCTGGATTACCATAAAAGAGCGTCTGCACTTGTTCTTGATTCATCGACTCCAAAAAAGCCGTATCTTCTGATAAACGGAATTGTGAGGCATTTCCATTCAGGATTGCTAAATCTTTATCCACGCTTGAGCGCGCTTCCAACATGCCACAAGCCTCATCAACTTGCGCTGTGGTTGATTTACTGGAGGGAATCCCTTTATTAAGAGCACGCCAATAAACTGTCGGTAACCCTGTGCGAACAACAACGCGTTCGCCGGTGGGTAAATTCCCCTCTTTATAAACGGCATCCTGCAAAATTTCATTGGTTTGAGATAAGAGATTCACAATAATGGGAATCTTACCATCAGGATCCTGTCGCTTAGACCAATCGACAAGAGTAAGGTTAGAATTTGGCAAAGAGGTTGTTTCTGGTTCCATCATAGATTTCCTTCAAAGTTAAGATTAGTTGTTGTCGTAAATGGCGCGTGCCATGCTATCAAAGTCTTGGAGTGTTTTCTTTCCCGTCCCTGCCCCTTGAGAACTCCCGACATAGCCGTCTTCGCTCATGTTCTTACCCACCCGATAAAAAGCGCGGATAAGTTCAGGGTGGTTGCCAAGCCTCGATTGGTTTAAAAACTCTTTCAATTCTGGTGAGCCAAATTGCCCCATAGCTTTTTGAGCAATGGCAAGGTTTTCTTGTAACTTCTCACCACCAAACTCTTCATCATTGGTTGAGGCTGTGACAAATTCTTGAGAAAATACCTCCATGCGCTCTTTTTGTCTTTGAAGGGCCAGGGGCACCATTTTATCCATAAACTTATCCAGAGCGGCTTGAGAAAGATTAAGTTCTCTTGCCGCCTCCTTTAATCCATTCTCGATAACGGGATCAAAATCTGCGCCTTCAAATTCTTTAAAGCTATAGTTTTCAGGTGCACCAAGAATTTCAGAAGATTTTTGATCAGCTTCATTTTCTTGGCTCTTCCTTTCATTTTTTGTCTCTCCCTCCCCCTTTTTTTGTGGCTCTTGCTGCTCTTGTTCTGGTTTACTCAATGGTATTTCTGGTTCACCCATATTGTCATAAAGCTTATCAGTAACCTCTTCCTGAGGCATAGTTTGCTGCCCTGTTACAGCCTCGGCATGTGCTTGTTCATCAGACATTCTTTGTATTCTCCTTTATCATGGTTTGGTAAAGTTCAGGGCATTCACGGGTAAGGCTGTCTAGCAAACGAAGTCCCATTTCTCTTTTGCCCTCACTAAACGCCATAGCAAGTGCATTTTCACTATAAGAAGAGCGATAAATGCCTGCATTGTTAAGCAGGCGCCAAACAATGGCACGCCCCATTTCTTCCTGCATTAACCACTTGATTTCAGCACACTCTTTCAAGCGGCTTTGCCTCATTTTTTCACGCAGGTCTTCCTCACGTGCAGTGCGCGACTGCAAGTCTAAGGGATCAAAATTTTGCATCGATTATCTTTCTAAAGGTGAAGGGGAATTATAACCACTAAACTGGTTTAAGACATCCATAAGAGCATTTTGCCCACCCTCTCCCGTAGGCGATTGCGCCAATTTCTGAGCAATATTCGCCTTCTGCTCTTCCTCTTCCAACTGTTGTTGCTGTTCTTGGGCTTGTGCTCGTTGTTGACGAATGAGAGCAACTTGATCATTTGCCACAATCAAACGAGGATCAACACCAAGCATATCGCTATAGGCATCAACCCAATTATCTCCGTCAAATTTATCCACGACTTCCGGTTTCATTTGCGCCACCATGCCAAGACTGCTCACAAAACGGTCAATACTGTTTGTCCCAATAGCGCGCTGTGCTTGCGCAAGCATGGAAATAAACTCAACGCTTAAATCCATTCCTTGGATTTCTTGCGGCGCTGGAGGCAAAATTTCACCTTCTACCATTTTGGCAAAAGTCACATCAATCAAAGGGCTCAAAAGCTCATTATGTAAACGCTCTAAAACAGGACCAAGCATTAACAACTTTTCTTCATGGCGCTCAGCGACTTCTGTGGCTGTCATACGCGTATTATCCGCCTGAGAAAGCATCAAAAATAAATCGGCATAGAAAGAGGAACGAATGCGCTGTCGCACATCTTGAATATCCATTAAGAGATAATTCATATCCAAGCGCGTTTCATAGAGTGGACGAATACCTCCCGTAGATTGATCAGCAAAGGTAATGCCTCCTGGAAGTGTATCCACTTCATGATTTTTTAAACTTGGGGGAACTTGCAAGGGCATTTTATTGGCTAGATCAATTCCAAGAGCCTTATTATATTGCTCATGCTGGAGCTGATGAATATCCCCTAAACATTCCATGGCTGGACTGTGTCCATAAATATCACCGCTTTGCAATTTCCAACGCGGTGCAAGTGCTGGAAAATACTTAAATCCCCCTTCCCTTAAATATTTATTCCCACTCCCTCCTGCTTCAAAATAATAGCTCCCAAAAGGCATATTGAGCGCATCACGCTTAGAAGAATCTCTATCAGCTCTAGGCTCTACAGCATGAATGAGGGTAATCCATTCGTCAAGGCTGCCACGGTCGTATAATTTTTGAACCGATTGACTACAATTTTTATAGCCAAACTCACCGACAATCTCTCCAACAGTCTTTTGAAATTCGCGGTAAAGCGTATTCACCTTGCCCTTATAATCCGTTGCAAGAGCATATTCCCCAATGGGGATAGGATAATGATGAATGATATTATGAAAATCATGCAATGTCAGCGTTGCTGACGTCCCAAAGGCGCCTAATTCCTCATACATTGTGTGTAGAGTGCTGTAAGTGTTTGATTTCGTAAACACACGCTGCATCAGCTTTGCCACATTATCCAGCCACACTTTGACCGGTTGGTAAGTGTTTAATTCAGGATCTGAAGTCCCAAGCCGAAACCATTGTCTTGCAGGCGAGGTTGCCCCACTCATCATACCTGCACCAAGAATAGAGAGAGCATGTATCGCTGAATTATCATAAATGCGGTTGTGCTTTTTTTGCCCTTTGTTTCGATCACTCACGAAAAAACGCCCACTGCGTGGCAAAAGGCTCTCGGATATTTCTTGCCAATGAGGAACCCAAGAGGCACGCTCACTTTTAAGTTGTTTATGGCGTGACAAAAGTTTAGCACGTTCGGGTGGCTTAACCTTTCGTGTCTCTTGAACACTATCCTCTTGCATCATTTACTGTCCCAACAGAGTGTTTTTCCCAAGACTAAGCTCATCAAAATTAATCCCCTTTGCGCCCGTAAGCATGGTAGAAGAAGAGGCACCCTTTCTTGCTTTATCCAGAAGGGCTTTCTTATCGGCATTCTTACGGTTTGCCTTATTCAATTCTGCCTGACTCATTTGCCGCTGCTTTTCTGCGTCTATCCTCATTTGTTCCTGAGCACGTTGTTGGCTCTCTAACGCTTTCCTATTTTGTTCTTTAACCTTCTCTGCTTGACTCATTCCCCAAATCGTAGTTCCTACACTTGCAGCAATACCTACAGCGATTAATGACATGACATTCTCCTATAATTAAGATTGATCTGTGATGAGGATCTTATTATCCGAATTTGCTAAAGATGAATTCAGAAGATCATCGGTTAATTCTCTCTCTGCTTCTTCAACGGTTTTTGCTTTTGTGGCATAAGCAAGCGTTCCATAACTGTCTTCCACGGCATAAATAACGCTTTTGCGGTTTGCCAACCCCATGATCACTCTATGCCCCTTTAAATGAACCACTTTACCACCCACGAATATGTTGATATTGCCATGGATAATTAATGTTGTCGGTTTCTTAACAAGAGCTGTGGTAAAAAGAGATCCCTTCTTCACAAAGACTGTCCGGCTGTAAACCCCTCCATGCAAAGTATGGTGCGTATCAGTGTAAATCTGTTCCTCTTCAGAACAATTCTGAACCGCCTGTTCAAATTCTCGCATGACATTGAGATCATGTTCACAGGGCTCTGTAAGGCTCACCGGAGCAATGATTTCTCCGCTATCTTCAATGACTTCAAGTTTTGTCTCTATCAACTTTGCTAAGTCGTTCATTCTTCACCACTGGTTATTGCGTTCATAAGGGTTGTATTCCTTGCGCTGTCTTCTTTGAAGATTACGCATATCCATGTCATGGCGGCTTACGACAGGGTGAGAAAAGGTTAAAGCGAGTGCGTCCGCCTCATCGGGTGAAGCGCCACCACTGAGCCTCTTTTTGATCTCTTCTTTTGACTCTAAACAAACTTGCCCATTGGCATTAAACCAATAAACAGGCGTTGCTAATTCTTGTTTTAGTCCTGAGCGATTGGGTATTGCGCCACCACCACAGAGCCACTCCTTCATAGCACACCAGATTTCAGTACGCTTATTCACGTATCGACTTGTGCTTGCTTTGCCTCCAAAAGACACCTCAATTACGTCATGACCAAGCTGTCGTAAACGGTCAATAACCCCTGCTCCACCACCACTGTCAATGAATACCGCATCAGCCTGCCATTCTTGCATAACATGAGCCACACGGCTTGCTAATTCCATATTATTCAGCCCATGGAAAACGAGAGGCTCAAAAGCTTGCACACCTTGGCGTTTAAAAATAACACTTCTGTCATTTCCAAAACGAGCAGGGTCAACTCCTATGATCTTTGGAGCATAAAGAACATCATGCTCACCATAGCGACGGCTTGTGGCTCCCTCAATATCTGTCATACTGATTAACTGATCATCGCTTGCGGCTTCAAAATCACAAAGATATTCACGCGCAAAAGCCTTCTCTGACATGTCTGCCTGCAGCCGTTTGACTTCCTCGGGATCAATGGTCTGCGTATCATTCACCGTATAGGAAGCTCTAAACCAATCTTTCTCTCCTTGTGCACCGTAAAACAATTCGCTGAACAGATTAATACCCTTCGGCGTCCCAATAAATAAGGCCCATCCCAAGCGGTCAGATAAAGCCGGCTGTATAATCTCACTCCAAACTTCTGGCTTGATCTGCGCTACTTCATCAATCACACAACCATCTAGCCGTAAACCACGCATGGCGTCAGGATTATCAGCCCCAAATAAGCGGATTTCTGCATGGTTATGCTTAAAAGTAATTTTGAGCTCTGATTCACCAATCTCGACAGCATTCAGCTCTATAAGAGGCAAAAGCTTACGCTTTAACCGCCGCCACACAATGGTCTTAGCCTGGTTGCGGTAAGGAGCTACATAAGCAAAAAACGGCATCTCCTTTGTACATCTCATCGCACTATCGCAAAGCTCAATGAGAGAGAATTCGGATTTTCCTCCGCGTCTATGCAAGGCAATAACATTGAACCGCTTGAGCCTTAGATGACACTCTCTCTGCCACCGTCTGGGCGTGTAATCAAGCCTAACCCGCAATCTCTTCATGACCTAATATTTCAGGCTTGCCCGTTTCAACAACAATATGAAGCCCGCCACCACCTTCACCAGTCACTTGCAAGGGCAATACCTTTCCAAGCAACGCTAAATAAGCCGTTGGGCATCTCACTGCCTGTTTTTCTAAATAAGAAATCAAACCATCATTACCATATTTTTTACCAGCACGCTCTGCTGCTTTAATGATTGCCTCTTTCAAAAGACGTGTATTCTTATTCGGCACGCCTTTAACACGTCCCTGACCTGCTCTTGGTGGCGTTTTTTTGGATTGTGGAGCCTGTTTTGTATTTTCTGCTGTCATCCAATACTTTCTCCAAATAACAAAAAACCCCGCAAAACGCAGGGCTCTAAATCATCATGTCAATTTAACAAATCATGTCAATTTCATAAAAGGAGTTGACGAAGAATTCTCTGCTGTAATTTTAGACGCAGCTCTCCCGTATGATTAATCGCATTTTAATTAAAGTTTTTCGCAAAATCAAGAAAAAAATTAAGCCCTACGAATATCCGTATGAATAAAGTCATTTCCTTTGAACAATAAAGGCAATTTATAGTTGACAGCGCAGGCATATGCAAAACAATCTCCCATGTTTAATTGTGCTTTTTGTCCTGTTCCCTTGCCAAATTTTTGCTTTGCATCAAGAGCCTTCTCAGCTTCATTTTCAGATAAAGTGATCATAGAAATTCTATATGCCATGAAAAACTCATGCACAGCAAGCCTACTTTCTTTGAGCGTTGTTTGTGATATTGGCTTACCCTTCGGTGTATTGAACATACAAAGCCCCGATACTGCCTCAAATTTTGCCATAGCAGATGAATAAATTTTCTTGGCTGATTTTAGTTTTTCATTAAAGAATGCGGCTTCTGGTTCTTCGTTAATAATTGCTATAATTGCTGAAGCATCAATAAACATCATGCTCCCCCACTCAAATCATCAAAAAAAACCTTCTTCTCTTCTTCGCTCCAATGGGGGTTATTTTTTCTGACTCTCGTTCTAAATCTTTTTTGTATCGCTTTTATTTTATCGTCTATAGAGGGCTCGTTCCGTTTTTGCTCTTGTAAAAGCAACATTCCTTTTTCGACGGTATCACGCAAACTTTTAAAACCGTTCTCATTCTTTACTTGTTCAACTAATTCCCTAACACGAGGATCAGCGATGAATAGAGATTTCCCTAGCATATTATTATTCCATTAATATAATTTTTTGATATGATCATATTATTTATATAATATTATTCATCATATTTTGCACGAAAAATCGCTAATTTAAATGTTTTTCGCTCTTTTTCTTCCTCAACCTACATATGCGATAATGACCGCCATATATAAGCTTTTTCCCCTGTTGCATTGATCTTTTGTGGATTGAAATGTCTATAGAGAATATCACATAAAAGACGTAAATCGACCATGTAATGAGACATAGCAATATCACGTAAGATCACATGCTTTATAATGATCTCGAAGTTTGCATGAGGATTATCTCTTTGCCCCTCTACAAGTGCTTTATTGACATCATCATAACGCTGAACTGCTCGCTGATACCATTTCTCATATCCACCATTATCATTCAGTAAAATGACTCCTTTTTCCCATTCAGCTCCCGGTGAAAGGAGTGCTTGCTTATATTCATTCACCACGTGAAGGTATTTTACGATAGCGTCATATTGATCAGGTGTAATGCCCTTGCCTGGTTCCTTTTCGTTTAAGAGAACCAACCTGCCTAAATTGGTAGCGGACCGTGGGTCTCTTGCCTGTTCAAGACTTAAACCCATTAATCTCGCCCTTGCTTCAAGAGCTATTTTATCCGATGAACCTTTTGCTCTTGAAGATTGTTCACCCTGCTGTCGTCGATTGTCTTCAAGTTTTATTCTTCTCTTCTTCCTCTTGGCACGTAATTTCGCTGCTTTTGAACATGCTTTTGTTTTCATATCTTTTCCCATTCCAATCACTTTAAAATGGGATTTCATTCTCAAAAGAACCATGTGATGAAGTGTGTACCATTGCGGAATAAGTGCCCCCTACCTGCTGATTATTTTCCACACCTAAATTGCTTTGTCCCGACTTTTCTAAAAGTATAATCTCACCATGAAAAGCCTTTAAAACAATCTCTGTACTGTAACGGTCATGACCACTTTGATCTTGCCATTTACGGGTTTGTAATTGACCCTCAACATAAACCTTTGAACCTTTGCGTAAATATTGAAGAGCAATTTTTGCCAAATGTGGATTAAAAACCACAATGGAATGCCATTCAGTTTTATCTACTTTTTGATGGGTCTTTTTATCGGTATAGCTTTCAGAAGTTACCATATGAAAATTGACTATTTCAGCTCCAGAATTCATTGTTTTGCTTTCGGGATCAGCACCAAGGCGTCCGATTAATGTCACTTTGTTTAGCATGTTTTTACTTACCTTAAATTTGTATTTAAATATGTGAAAAATCTTAGCATAATTTGTTTATTTTTTCAATTATTTCAAAAGGATATTATTGTTTTTTAACATATAAAATTATGTTTTTATCTTGTGATAAACATAAAGCCACATCACGCAAATGACATGGCTTTCTTTTCTGCTACAAAGCAGCCCCCGCCTCGTTATTTATGCTGCTTTTTTACTAATGGCATCATTACTACAAACATCCTCACGAAATATTTTCTTTTCCCTAAGAACGGCATTGCCATAAATTTTTACACCTTCAGCAATAATAGATCTATTAGAAACACATGCATCATCATAGATTTCTACTTTTTCATAAATTTGCGCATTCTCATAAACACGTGCATTGCCATAAATCTTGACATCTTTACAAACAATTGCTTTGCCATAAACTCTTGCTTGATCAAAAATATGAGCATCATCATATATACTAGCGGACCCTGATACTTTTGCATTGCCATAAACAAAGCCTTTCACATAAGCACTATGATAAACCTTGGCATTGTCATAAATTTTTGCCTCTATAAAAATAAAGGCTTTTCCATAAACCATGGCATTATCACAAA